AATTAATAAAAGGGCGATAAAAAGACTGGAGGAGGATTTCACTCCTCCCCCAGATACTCCTTGATGGCATTTCGGATAAATTCCGATTTCCCTATTCCGTCAGCTTCCAATCTTTCCTCCCATTTAGCAACAAGCTCTTTGGGTAGGTCAGCAACAACACGCTTGTAGACTTTATTCTTGTATCGCTGAATGACCTTCGAAGATGTATTTGCAGCCATGTTTATAACCTCCCTACTGTTAATACAAGATTTACAATTGATAAAATTAAAGCCATAACAGAAATCACCAAAGTTATATTTTTCATCTTGACATAATGAAACGAAAATGGTATAATATAATTACCCCTAAAGGGGGAGGGGATTTTTATTTCCCCTCGCTTAACAGCCTGATTATCAGGGCTATTAAGTTTAATGTTGCGGTGATGAGGTTGATTAGGGCAACCTTGTCACTTTTTTTCTTTCGTTTCACATCTCTCACCTCACTTTCTATATATATTATATCATATTTGTACACATATGTCAAGAGTTTTTTTTGAATTTTTTTAAAAAAATTTTAAATACTTCATTGTAATTCACTATATATGTGTGCTATACTATATCATGAAAAAGTATATATAACTATTAAAAGCACTCATTTTAGCGATGAGTGTTTTTCTTTTGGACAAAAGTGGGAGATTACATCGCCATAGTTGAAGTGTTGGGGTGGGAACACAGCGGTGAAAATTTAAAAGTAAAGAGAGGTGGTGGACGTTGGCAAATGAAAAGAATTTAAAACGTTTAAGCTCGAGGGAAGCCCGAGAAAACGGAAAAAAAGGTGGTAAAAAGTCTGTACAGGTTCGTCGTAAAAAAAAGCTGTTAAAGGACTGTATGCTTGATTTGCTTGACCTGCCCGTATCAGAGAAAAAGCAATTAAAAAAATTAGAGAACTTAGGGCTTGACCCAGAAGAAATTGATAACCGTTCATTGCTAACGGTTGCACTTTTTCAAAAAGCACTGCTCGGCGACGTTCCTGCATTCAAAGAAATAAAAGAACTTATTGGCGAAAACACTCCGGGCAATGACAGTCTTGAACACCTTGATGAAGTTCTTGAGAAGATTGAAGGGAATATATAATGGGATTTTCGGAGAAACAAACAGAATATTTATATAACGCCACTCACAGGTGGAATGTGAAAACCGGTGCTACACGTTCGGGAAAAACATACCTTGATTATTTTGTGATTCCCAAACGCATACGTGCAGTAAGCGGAAATGATGGTCTTGTTGTACTTTTAGGCAATACAAAAGGAACTCTTCAAAGAAATATAATTGAGCCGTTGCAGAACATATGGGGAATGCAATATGTTTCCGATATAGGTTCAGATAATACGGCATATATGTTTGGCGAACGGGTTCACTGTCTGGGGGCTGATAAAATAAATCAGGTTGACAAATTACGAGGTTCAAGCATTAAATATTGCTATGGTGATGAGGTTGTTACCTGGCACAAAGATGTATTCAACATGCTGAAATCCCGACTTGATAAAGATTACAGTTGCTTTGACGGAACATGTAACCCGGATAATCCAAAGCATTGGTTTAAGGAGTTTATCGACAGTGATGTAGATATATATACTCAAAAATATGTTCTTGATGATAACCCCTTCCTCCCTGCATCGGTAAAAGAAAATATAAAGCGTGAACATTTTGGAACAGTTTTTTACGACCGTTATGTTCTTGGTGAATGGGTGAATGCCGAGGGGCTTATTTATAGACAGCTTGCAGACAATCAGAGCAGATTTATAATAAAAAAAACCGACCTGCCACAAATGCACTCGTATACCATTGGTGAAGACTTCGGAAAAAACAAATCGGGACATGCAGTAGTATTGAGTGCATTAGGAGTTGACGGCAGACTTTATTTTTTAAAAGCAATATATAAAAAAGCAGAGGGAACGCTTGTCGAGGATATTGTAAATTGGAGCGTTGAAACCTTTGAAAGGTTTTATGAAGAATATCCTTTTTTCTTTGATGTTTACCCCGACAGTGCGGAAAGCAGTCTGATAAACTCTATCCGGGCAAAGAGCAGATTTTCCGTTTACCCGAGCATTAAACCTGAAATTATAGACAGGATAAGAGTAATGAACAGACTTTTAAATACCGACAGAGTACGATTTGTAGAGGGTGAATGTGATGAGCTTATAACTGCCTTTTCTGAGGCATTATGGGACGATAAATCTTTGTCGGACAAAAGACTTGACAACGGAACATTTAATAACGACATTATAGATGCGGCAGAATACAGCTTTACATACTATATGAATTTTTTAGAAAGGGGATAAAAAAGTGTTTGAAAGATTTTGGCAGTGGGTGCAAGGTATATTTGATAAAAAAGAAACAAGCGTAAACACTGAAACGCAGAACAAAAATCAAGAATATGTGCTTTCATATGAAAACACACGGGATATTAATTTTACTGCAATCTTTGCAAATCGTCTTGCAATGCTTTCAGTGTCAGACAGTACTGTTGGAATTGAGAAAAAGAACAAAAGAGCAGAACTTTTGAGTGCGGCATTGCAGGAAGTTTGGGGAAAAATAAAAAAGATTACAGCTTCGGCGTTAGGTTCCGGCGGATGCCTGATAGTTCCTTATGTCGCTGACGGAAAAATATATTTCAATACCGTAAAACAAAACAGGCTTATAATAAATTCAAAAAAAGGTGAAAGCATAACCGATGCAATAATTCTTGCTGACAGTACAGTTATTAATAACTCTACATATTACCGATTGGTGAATTACAAGCTTGAGGGGGATATTCTTTACATAATAAATCGAACTGTTACAAGCTACGGTTCTCCCGCAAGCGTGGCAGAATGGCAAAACATAGCTGATATTGCAATATCAAATGTTAAAAAAATGCCGTTTGCCTTCTTAAAATCCCCGATTGATAATCGTAAAGATGAGGATGAATATGGTGTCCCTATTACCTATGGAAATGATAAAACTATCCAAAGAATCCTTGAATGCCTTAACCAGGAGGACAAGGAATTTGACTTAAAAAAGGTTCGCCTGCAATTGGACGACAGATTATTTACCAAGGACCCGAAAACGGGCAAGCCTGTAATAAAGGATGATTTATTTATGGCAGGTCATTCAGATAAGGGAGAATTGTTTAATGTGTTTGACCCGTCATTTCGTGATGCTTCTTTTCATTCACGACTTGAAGTGTTGTTTTCTATCCTTGAAAAGGAAATCGGCACAAGCAAAGGTATCCTTACTGCACCCGAAACGCACGGAGCTACCGCTACCGAGATTAAAGAAGCTTTAAAGGATACATTTTCAATAATATCCGATGTAAGGAAATCAATAGAGGAAGCTTTGACGGATTATCTTTACGCCTGTGATATTCTTGCAAATTACTATAACCTGTCACCGCCGGGAGAGTACGAGCTTTCATTTGACTGGTCTTGTTCTATGCTTGAAAGCAGCTCAGAGAGTTGGATGCAGATGAAAGATTTACATTCTATCGGGGGTATGAGCAAAGCGGAGCTTCGTGCGTGGCAAACAGGGGAAAAATCGGAAGAAGCTCAGAAAGCTGTTGAAGAAATTGCGGCAAAAGAGCCGACCGTTAAAACTCTTTTGGGAATGAGTGAGTAAAATGCTTAATGAAAATCAGTTGAATTTTCTTCCCGAAAGAATTTATCAAAGACTTAATGCAGTCAATTCAGAATGTCTTGAAAGCATCGGCAAAGTCATAAAAGAAATCGGGGAACTTCGTCCAAAAGATGTTCATCAGCTTCAGCAAATGTATGATTATGGAGCGGATTTGCATAAGGTTAGCTTGAAACTTGCGGAAGCGAGCAAAAAGAATATACAGGATATTTACGAAATATTTGATATTGTCGCAAAAGAAAACTATGATTTTGCTAAACCCTTTTATAAGGCAAAAGCTCTTCCCCACATTCCCTACAGCGAAAACAAAAAGCTTAAGACATACGTAAAATCACTTGCAAAACAGACCGTTGACGAATATATTAATCTTACTCAGCATACAGCCTTTGCAGTCTTTTCACCTGACGGGAAAACAATTGCTCCTTTGTTCGAGGCAAATAAAAACAAGATTCCGACATCACTTTCCGACACATATACGAAAGTGATTGACTTAGCTGTTTCAAAGGTTCAGACGGGAGTCACCGATTATAACTCGGCAATGCGTGAATGTATAAAGGCACTGGCGGACAGCGGAATAAAGACTGTCGATTATGCTACAGGCTATTCAAGACGGTTAGATACATCTGTAAGGCAAAATGTATTGTGGGGCATAAAAGAATGTAATCAGAACACTGCTGATATGATAGGCGAAGAATTTGAAGCTGACGGATATGAAATAAGCTATCACTCCAACCCCAGACCGTCCCATGAAGAAATGGGCGGCAGACAATACGCAATAGGAAAAGCAAGAACCGTAAACGGAGTTTATTATCCTTCATTTTCAACAGTTGAGGGGCTTTTGGAGGAATATAACTGTCTGCACTTTAAATTCCCCATTCTGCTCGGTGTTTCAGAGCCTGCATATTCAAATGAGCAACTGCGAGAACTTAAGGCAAAGGATAAAGAAACCTTTGAATTTGAGGGCAAGCAATACACAAAATATGAAGCCTCACAGATGCAACGGAAGATTGAAACAAAAATAAGGCATTTAAAGGATGAGGAAGTAATTGCCAAAGCAGCAGGGAATGACGATTTAAGACGTGAGGTACAGGGTAAAATCAATCTCTTGACAGATAAGTATGCCAAGCTTTCAAAAACATGCGAGCTACCTACAAAAATGGAACGCATGCAGGTGAAAGGATTTAGGAGCGTAAAAACAGAAAAATTGTTGACAAATAATAGTAACAGTGGTATAATTAATTATTACAAAGGTAACGGTATAATTGTTGCTGCTGATTCTGATATACCAGATGATGTTATAAATAAAGTTGTAGAATCAACAAGAGAAATAACGAGTGATTTTAAAATTCTTGAGAGCTATTCAGAACAAGTTGGGTTTGGAAATGTATATAATGGACTTGCAATAAATATATATACTCCAAGCACTGGAAAAAATCAAATCACATTAGATAAGTCAGCATTCTCAGACGAAGTTGAGTTGGTTAAAAAGTTGAATGATGATTTCAAGAGTCATAAGAGCTATAAAACTAATAGAATAGAAAGTTTAGTTGCACATGAAATGGGACACAATGCACATATAGCTCTTGCTTTAAAAAGGGCACATTTAGAATATGGTAAACCGTTAAATGTATTGGAAATTAGCATATTTAAGCATGAATATGATAAAATATTACAAGAAATATATTTAACATGCTTCAATGACGAAACTTTTGACGAAATACAAACCATTTGTGCAGAACAATTAGGAAATATGGTTAGATGGAGTGCGGAGGAATTAATAGCTCAAAGTTTTGGAAATTATTATTATGGAGAGACTCGAACATCTATTGCAAAGAAAATTGTAGAATATTTCAAGAAAGGACTTAAATAAAATGTATAGAACAGAGCCATTATTTAAGTATGCGGAAGGATTGTATACAATTATGCCTGCAGGATTACCAGAAAATTTTTATCCGAACGAGGCA